GAAGATGAGTAGACAGCATCACTGAATTTTTTTGTAATCTGTGGCATATTCCACAAGTTTGTAGCTTCAAAGGCAACTTCAAGATCATCAGTATCCACCGAGACTGTTTCTGTATAGAATTTAAAATTTTCAGTCTTAAATTTCTTGGCGTCAAGTTGAACACTCATTTTTGCTTCAAAGGCAGGAACTACTGTTCCGTGATTTACTGCCGCAATTTGATCTTCGGTAAGTTTGATTTGGTGGATGGTGATCATTGTATGTCTCCTTTTGATATAACTGTTATACCATAGGAATATTTAGTTGTAAACACCTAAATATAATTTTTATTTTAAACTTTTTACATGGCTTCTGTGTATTTTGCAGTTAATGATGCCATTGTAATAGTTATCATCTAACAATACATTTCTATCAAACTGCTCTTTGGCTTCGAGATATCCCATCTCTCCCTTCGATTTACAAAAGTATAATATTTCACGATGGAAGTTCTGTTCCCCGGCCTCAAGTAACAATTGCTTAACCAGATCGGAGGATCCATAATAGGATTTCCAATCTGATTCAACAACGCTTCTTCTTTTACGGGTTTTGCCTTTGAGCGGCGGTAATGTTCGTTTAGACCAAAACGTCTTCTTTCCAACATACATCTTATTATTGGATTTATCGGTAATAACATAAACAAATCCCACCCACTCTTTTAGGTCTCCTTCAGACGGCTCGTAGGCCTCATTATTATAGTACCACATATGTTCGTCAACAATCCATTAAGTGTCATTACGTACTATATATGGAACGCTAAACTAGGTGTATAACTCAAGCGGGATCTTAGGTAAAATTTCCTCATACAATCCTTCAACGGAAATACTTAGCATTACTCGCCGTTCTTTCGCTCGATTAAAATATCCATGCGCGGCCCATGCATTAAGTATTAAAGGTTTTTCTACATTATACCAATCGTATTTCTCAGGCTCATATTCGTATCTTACAGCATGTTCAACTCTATCTTCTGGAACTTCTCCGGGATATAGGGCTCGTCGCGTGCATTCCTGATTTGCAATAAAAAAGCAGCTATTATTTAAATCTACTGATATGGGGATATTAATTCCAACAGGCCTATTGCTATCAATATGAATAGGCACCATTCCTATATTAGCATGACTTATAAGCCACATAGTTCCCCAAACTTTAAGACCAAATATTTCTTCAAAGCGGCTGTTTAATTCTTCAGAATTAAACTCAATAAACTTTTCCACGTGATCGTCGACGTAAATTCTGTTGCCATTAAGTCCATTTACAGCGTCATCTTTAGTTGTTTCCCATAAATTGACGCAAAGATCAATAAAATCTTGCGGCATATTATGTAGGATTTTCATATTTGGATATTTGTTATATTCAGTCATTGCTAATTATCTCCGATAATACTTCCTCGTATGGTCGTGTAAATGAGATACTAAACAGTACACGCGAATTATTTGAATAATTAAAAAAACCATGAGTCTTTTTAGTATTCATTAACACTGGTTCTCTAGAGTTATAATAATCATATTTTTGAGGTTCATATAAAAATCGCTTAGTTCCGGGATGCAATTGTCCATCTTGGTTATGGAATGGTCTTTCAGTGCATTCCTGATTTTCAATAAAAAAACACGAGTTAATAAAGTCTACTTCAAGCGGAATATTAATTGCACACATTCTTGAAGCATCAATATGGACTGGACCCAACCCGGTATTTGGATTATTAATGAGGAATGACAAACCTTCATGTGGAACACTAATAAATTTATTTACAATGTCATAAATTTTATGAGATTTATTAATAAGCACATAATCCTGATTTTTATCAGCAACTACATAGCGAAAATCAGCAGAATTTTTAAGATTTGGTTTGGCAATTAGCCATTCTTCTTTTATTAAATCTAAAAATTCTTGAGGTAAGTTTTTCAGTATGTGATAGTTAGTCATCGCTATCTTCTTCTCCATCAAGGAAAGCATGGCCAGATTCTTGGCCACACATAGAACAAAACAATGGTTCTTCTCTTTCGTTAATTACCACGACTCGGGTTTCCGAGCCGCAGTAATCACATTCGCAAATATATTCTGCTATTTTCAATTTATGCCTCGCAACTGACGCATGTCAAAATATCCCTAACAAGTTCCTGTGCAGGATTTGACGACCGCTGGTAATAAAATGTTTTAATGCCAAGCCGCCATCCCTCAATAATCAACGCGTTAACATCTTTAGCAGAAGCTGAAGGCGGAATCATCAAGTTCAAAGACTGGCTCTGATCTATATATGTCTGTCTTGCAGCGGCTTGTTGTACTACGTTAATAGGACTAATCTCAGAGAAAGTTTTAAACACATCACGTTCGTTCTGCGTCAAGAAGTCCAAGTGTTGTACAGAACCTTTCTTCATCAAAATGCTATCCCACGTTTCATCATTGTTCTTAGAATATCCTTCTAGAACTGCCATAAGATGCGGGTTCTTATAAGTGAATGAACCTTTAGCAAGATCTTTTACAAAATAGTTTGATGCAAGTGGTTCAATTGATGGTGATACTTGTCCAAGAATAAAGCTAGAAGATGTTGTAGGAGCAATAGCACAACGTGTAAGGTTACGAATACCATATCCCATAAGGCCTGAAGGAACGCCATATTCCTCTGCCATCTCTTTAGAAGCTTCAAGAGATTTCTCGTCAATAAACTTACTAATTTCTTCAGTAAGTTCAAGGGCACGGAATGACTCAAACGGGATACGTTTCTTTTGTAGAAGTGTATGCCAACCAAGCTGACCAATACCGAGTGCTCGCCAAGTCTTTGCAAACAAGTTAGCTGATTCCATGAAACGTAGCCCATCTGTCTTACGGATATATTCTTCCATAACAGCATCAAGGAAATAAGTCAGCGTTTCAACCGCATCAGTATACTTCCACTTATCCCATGTAGCAAGGTTCATAGATGATAGGTTACATACAAATGTCCATTCTACACTTGATGGAAGTGCAATTTCTGAACAAAGGTTTGATGCCCAAATGGGAAGGTTTTTGTCTTTAAGAACCTGAGGTTTGTTATCATTAACCGTATCAGAGAAGAACAGATATGGGTAGCCAGTTTCTTTACGTTTACGAAGCACTGCTGCCCAAATATTACGCTTGTCTGTATCTCCATCAATCATAGATTGCATCCACTCATCGGGAATGGTTATGCCTAGACTGATATTTTGAATTTCTGCACCAGGTTCACGGATCTCTAGGAATTCCATGATATCAGGGTGATCAATGTTAAGATAACCAGCAAAAGCCCCACGGCGAGTGGTACCTTGAGAAATAACGTCAGTGCCAACGTCAAACATGCGTAGGTAATGAACAGGTCCATCAGCTTTTCCTCCTCCTTTAATGTGACTTCCACGAGGTCGAATGTTGCCAAAGAACCCAGATGTTCCAGCTCCAAGCTTTGTCTGTACACCTACTTCTGCTGTTTTTTGTAGGATCTCTTCAATAGAGTCTTCAACCAAAACGCCATTACACGAAATCGGAAGTCCTGTTTCTTCCCCGAAGTTTGACCATACTGGAGAGGATAGGCTATAAAACCCCATACTCATATAGTCATAGAACTTTTTGGCAAAGCCAGGTTGATCTAGAATTTCTTCAGCCGCTTCAGCAATTTTACGGATGCGGTTTTCAGGAGTCACGCCTGGTTGTAGATACCCACGGCTGAGGAATGTCCGTGAGTCATTGTTTAGCCATTTAAATGCCATTTATGTTTCCTTAAAATAAATCGTCTGCTGAGATGCCTTGACCACGGGCATAGTCTACTGGTCTGCCATTGAAAAAGTCAACCATGTTGGTTCCGTATAAACCCTCGTCAAACCACTTGGTTTCCTTAATCAGATGTTCGTCATATGTAATATTGTGGTTAAAGCCAATTTGCTCTAGTGACTCAACCATACGTTTTTTAATGAACTCGACAAGAATATCTGAGTTCAAACCCTTTTCTTCGTAATCGCCCATAATCCAACGGATTACTTCTGATTCGCAACGAATAGACTCTTCACACTCATGAGCAATACGCTCTTCCATTTCAGCGTCAAAAAGCTCTGGGTATTCTTGACGCATTGTATTGATCAGTTTAATACCAACTTGAGCATGCAACATTTCTTCGTTACGCGTATACTTTACTTGCTGTGCTGTATCTTTGAGAATACCTTTATTCTTATTCATATGAAGAATGATATAGAACTGTGAGAATAGTGATACATTTTCAACAAACAAAGTGAATAGTGTGATAGCGTAAATATACTGCTTTTTATCATCTTTGTAAACCTTTGATAGGTACTTACGCAAATAATCCACACGTCCAGATACAACCGGATCTTTTAGATTTTCTTCAAAGATATCATTTAGCTGTAGAACTTCTAGGAGTTTCTCATATGCCATATTGTGAATAACTTCTGAGTTGCCCATCGCATAACCGAGATCGCGCAACGCGGGATGTGGCAAGTTATCGCCTAGGTTAGACCAAAAAGTCTTAACAGCTACTTCAATTTGGCCAATGGCAGAAAGTGTACGGATTAGAATTTGTCTCTCTTGAGCATTCATATCTGTCTTAAAATTAGAATAGTCTGACGTAAAATTAAACTCTTCAGGCGTCCAAAAGCCACTCCAAATGGCCTCAATAAAGTCATTAGTCCATGGATAGTGATTTGGTTTTCTGGAAATTTGTTCTTCGAATAGCATCTATTTCTCCTGCAGCAAAAAGCGAATAAGGCGGCCCCTCAGAATATTGCTATTCTGAAACATTTTAAATTGTCTATGGTAGTATTATATATTGCTTTATGGTTTCCGTAAACCGCGTTTATTACAGAAACCAGATAAAATGTTACTACATATTGTATTATTTTTTAGGGGTAGGGCCTTCTATTGCTTTTTCATAGTAAGCAATAATTTCCTTCTGTTGAAGGATATATCTACGGAGTTCGGCCACACCGATAGATAGGTTTTCATAACCCTTAGGCGTAATAGCCATAAAGGTAACTGATCCACCATGTTCTTCAATTTTCTTTATGGCTTCATCAAAGTTTTCTTCTGATACCACAAACCATTCAGTATCAGGAAAGTCAACAGGTTTAGGTCTCTCTTGAATCTGAATATTTTGCTTTGTGTATTTTGTTTGCGTTACGATCTTTTCGTCAATAGACCCCGCACCGCAACTACTCAGAATCAGTGTTGCTGGAACTATCCACAGTAGATGTTTCATTCATCAATTCCTCTCTAAGTCTATCAACGGCACGATTGATTCTCTCTGCCATTTTGTCTGGTTCAGCTTGAGCTTCACGAACAATATCAATTTGACTAAAACGTTTACGAAGTCCGTCAAGTTTACCTTCAGCTTTCTGAAGAGCAGAAGATAACTCTTTATTAAGTTCTTCATTTCGAGCTTGGTTCGCTTCCATTTGATCAATAGTATCTTGTAGTGTTTCTGCAGCAATAACAAGCTTTGTGTTGTTTTCTCTTAATAATGCAATAGTTGCCTGAGTGCTAGTATAGTATGCGTATGCACCGTAACCTATACCACCAAATACTGCCAATACTGCTAGAAAAATATAAATCTTAAGCATTATTTTTCTTCCATATACTTCCTAAATCTTTTTAGAACAACTGGCGACTTGTCTTTTCTGCGGCGTCTGTCAGTGACATTGTGTGCTTTGAAACGAGGTCCCATGTCTTTTGTATCCTGTGGAATGCCTGCAGATGCCGTAGTCATACCAAGCTCTTCTTTTACCGGACGTTGACTTTTGATCCATCCAGTCGCTGCTTTTGATGCTGGCTTTGTTTTTGACCACGCAGATATAGCTTTGTATGTTGACATAACAGCTCCCTCAAAATTCGAGTCTTCTGAGTTGTCAACAATAAATATTTTCTGTCTAAAGTAGTTCTGAAACTTACCCAAGTTCTTTTGAACGTCTTTCCACATCTTTGATACAGTAGCGTCTGGAAGTGAACGGCCGCGCGTTTGATTGCGCTTGAGTGCAGTATCTTCATCTGTGTTAACGAAAATCATAGCGACTTCATAACCTAGACGTTTGAGTTCGTCTGCTTGATTTGTGATTTTTCCGTAGTCTTTGCCCGTGCCATCAATGATAAGACCGAGACGACCATTCAAATAACCTTGCTGTCTATTCTTTGTAAGAGCTTTTGCTTTGTTACGAATCTCTTGACCTTTTGGAGAGTAGATATTCTCTGGAGTCATATCCATATTTGCGTTTTTAAGACCACGCTCAAATGCGTCATCAGAGTTAACTACTTTAAATCCAAGCGCAGTGAGCGCTGTTTTGCCCACGACAAAAGACTTACCAGAACCTGGACCACCAGCAAGAAATACTGCTTTAAAGATTGCTGGATCATTAACACCCTCATCAAGTGTGACTTGCTCAACGGGATATGTTTTGTCTGGTGATGTGAAGTTTTTCTTACGCATAATAGTCTTTGCGACCAAATCTATTTCTTTGTTCTTTGCATCGTATTTGATTACGAATGGAATGTTAATGTCTGATTCAAGGTCTTTCATAACAGCTTCCGAGCCAGGAGGCAACTTTGAAATCGGCTTTCCGTATTTCACATATTCTTTTTTAAACAAAAGAGCGATTTCTTTTGGTGTGATTTGCTCTTTGTTACGCACATCGTTTACACGATCAAAGAAGTGTTTAGTGAAGTTAATATCAATACCAAGACGGGCAAATGCTTTGTCTAGAATTTTTTCTAGTGAACTTAGCTGCGCTTGTGTCATTTTGCTTTCAGTTAAACAATCATTACAAAAAGCAGTTTCACATTCGCCGCAGCAATCAGGAGTACCGCAGTTAGGATGCTCGTTTTCTATTTCTTTTTCATTAAGGCAATCTTTACAGAACTCAGAGCCATATTCTGCGCATTTTTCACATTCTGGTTTCATCTAACAATCTCCGATGAAGTAATGTACACTTTTTTATTTGTCCTAATATGAGTCGCTTCATAAATATTCATTCCAAAAATATCGCCAACTGGGAAAGAATCTTCAGCGACTTTAACTTTAGATCCTTTGGCAACCATTATATCAACGTTATCAATGATTTTTTCATTTTTTAAAATATAGACGCCAGGTGATAACTGATTATTTTCTAATACAAACCACTGATTTTCTTCTGCAAGTAAATCTGTTGAATCAATACCAATATCGGCAAGACCTTTAAGGATCTTCTTCTCTGATACGCTATAGTTTTCTTTAATAAGATATAAGCCGGCAGCATATGAAGCAATACTGCTGCTTCCACCAGGCGCTTTGGCCATAAGACGTTTTACATTAAATACAAGTCTATGGAAAGGAGTATAAAAGTTCTTATATGCGTCGCGGTCTTCAATAGTATTTGTATTAAATTGCTTGTTGCGTTTACCATCAGCATCAATAATACCAGCTTCAAACGCTTTCGTTTTATCGAATGGTGTAGTAAGCAATGTGAGAAATCTAAATGTATAGACTAAATCACCGGCGCGTTTGATAATACCCATTATATCCTCTTAAGTTTATCTACTACTATCTGATCTGATTCAATGTCAGATAGTTGGTTATCACGAACATATTTCAAAAACTGGAGAAACGGCTTAACTACAGTCCATTGCTCATCGGTAAGTTTTAAACCTAAAATCCTAATAGCGCCATAGTTTCCAAATACATTGAAAATGACTATAAGATGGTTTAATATCAAGCGCTCTGCTAATGCACCAGTTTCCAAATGCCTATTAACAAGGCGCTTGATATATTTAAATCTTTTCAAATCTGCATAAAACTCTTCAGGGTCTATTTTACCTAAAGGTGAGTAGTAGTGTTTTGCTGCAAATATTACTAGATCTTCTTCCAGTAAATCATCATTATTCATTTAATTATCTTTTTACTAATGAGAGTACTTCGTCTAATAGTGCCTTTCTCGATAAACTGAGGTCAAGTTCTACGCCAAAGCCGCGGGCATATTCTTCAAGTTGCCTTTTAGTCATAGCTTCAAGATCATCAGGAATGTCATTAGTACTATCTATGATGCCTTCTGCAATAACAACAGGCTGCTCCCAGCGCAATGTAACTACATCTTCAACTACTTCGGCAATTTCGATAGCAATTGGAGATTCGACAGCTGTAATACCATTAAACTCATCAATCTGAGCTTGGGTGTGACGAGTTGACTTGAGAAGCTCATTCGTCTTAGGATGATGCCATCCCTTCAATGAAGGGACAGCGTCTTTTTGAAATGCTGGAGGAGTAATAGCCATTATTATTTTCCTGTTTTTGGTGGAGTTTTGTCACCTTGCGCATTGTCTTTTGAGCGCATCGTCGCTTTTTTAATCATAGCTTTAAAAGTTTTAAAGTTAAGATTGTTTACCGCTTCTGCATCTGTTGCTGGATTCATAGGAGTTTTACGCTCAAGCTCTTTTTTTGCAGAAGGAGAAAGACCTTCACCTGCAGGAGAACCGTTGTTTGTATTACCGTGATCTTTAGCTTCTTCGACTGTTTCTTTCAAAGGATCAGTGTAAGTACCAGCTTTGAGTCTACCAATAATACGGCTGCCGCTATCTTTAACAACAAAATCACCATTAGTGGCAATTGCAGATGTTGTTCCTGGCTTTGCGCGTTTGCCATCAAGAGCTTTAGTCATAAGAGCTTTGAGGGTCTTTTGTTGTTTTACTGTGGCAGTTGCTTCGTCAATCTCTACCTCTTCCATTTTATTAGCAGCTCTATTCAAACCAGTTACGCGGTTTTGCCCCTGCTTATAATCTTTAGAGGTCAGAGTACCTTTATTAAGTTTCTCTCTTTTCTTTCTAAGATCAAGAGCTGCAGCACCATGATAATTACGTAAAGTATCTTGTGAAAGCTCATCAAGTTCTTCAGCTTCTTCTTTCTTCATATCCCAAGGAGCTTTCTTCAAAGAAACTTTGTCCTTTGGCTGCACTTTAATATTCTGCAAAGCGCGTTTCTGCGCTTTTGTCATTAGTTTTGATTCTTGAGTTTGAACTTCAGTCTCGGTTTCTTTACCTTTCATGGCTTTAGAAACAGCTTTGCGGCGCTTGTGAAGATACTCATCAGACTTATCAACATCACCATCATTGTCAATGTCTTTGTCTTTACGGTCTTTGTGCTTACCTTTAAGTTCTTTGGCATCCACTGGATCCATTGCTTCGTTTTTAGGAGTTTTGCAACCGGCTTCAGCAACTTTCTTATATGCCTCGCCCATTGCTAAGATATCTTTGTAGTTCATTTTTTTTTCCTTACATTAAGAGGTTAGCGGCAATGGCACCAACCACTGCAATTAGTGCAACCCAAAAGAGTTTATTAATAGTATATACCGTCTGAGAATTTTCAGATGTAATCTTTTCAAGAGCATCAAGTTTTTCAGAAAACTTGTTCATACGATCATATTGAGCAGAATATTTTTGCTCCATATTCACAAGTTTTTCCTCTGCTCTGGCAATAGTAACCATGGCATCAGTCAACTTGTCGATCTTTTCTTCAATCCGATCCAATCTACTGTAGTCAGACATTAACACTTCCATCTTTTTAACGACATTGCTTTACGTGTCGGTCTACCCTTTTCGTCCTTCATCGGCCCAGGCATCCCGCTCATCCTTGCACAAAAGCTCTTACGTCGTTTTGCGTCTTTACTACCAGGTTTTACTTTTCCAGTAACAGCAGTTTGAAGTTTGCTTCCGGGGTTTTTACTCCTAAAAGCTTTAACTCCCTTGGCTGTCATACCAGCACCTTTTTCGGTGCTGATAAAATGGCCTTTAGAGTCTTCGCCTCTTTCTGCCATATATCGCTTGAAAGATTCCATATTACTTATCTTTATCTACAATATTTTTGTCCATTGGAACCATACGAACGCCAATCTTACCATCAGGCTTAATAAACTTTTCTGGTTTTTTATCAGCAGCAGTATCTATACCTTCTTTTTTAGGAGCCGGTTTAGTATCTTTGGACATAGAACCAGATTTAACAACACCTGAGTTTTTGATTTTACTAATCAAGCGCATGTTGTTAGAAATACCTTCATCGAGTTCAGTTTCTTCACGACGAAGTTGAGCAAGTGAACGCTGAGTAGAAGTCATTTGGCGAACTGGTTTTTTACGACCAGTCTTTGTGCGACCAAGGGCTTTGTTAAGTTCTGCGTCTTTTGCGCGTTGCATTGCAAAAAAGTCACCTTTCATTTTAGGTGCACCTTTACGGCGAACGGCTTCTTTCATATCTTCTTCATCTTCACCGTGCTCGCCCATAGAAGAATGTAAGCCTTCAATCTCGCCGTGTGCTTTTGAAAGTTTATTCTGGAACCACTCTGGAAATTCTTTACCAGATTTAATATGATCCATCATTTCTTCTGCAGCATATTCAATAAACTCGAGTTGTTTAAGTGCCATGCTCGCTTCATCAGGTGAAGCTGGTTCGTCGTCTTCTTTAGCTTCTTTCGCAAGAGCTGGCTTTCCAGCAAGTCTTGCTTTCAGTGCAGCAAGATCATTTTTTGTTTTATCCATCTTATTGGCCTTTTTAGTAGTAGCCATACCAGAATTAGAAATCTTTTTAGTAAGCATATCAAGAGAGATTTCAGTAATATCTAGACCCTCGTACATTTCCTTTGTAACCCAGTTCTCACCCAACTTATCGTATGCATCGTACATGCATTTCTCATTAGTAGGCTTACCGAACTGATCACCACACTCTTTGCATAGCATATCGCTCTTAGATGCTTTGTCAAGATCGACTGCTTCATTTTGATTTGCTAGTTTTTTTCTAGCCAAAGCTGCTCCTGCATCGCGTTTTGCAAACTTTTTAGCATTTTTAGCCATAGCAGGTGTATCACTTGCAAAGTCAGAACGCCTTGCTGCTGCTCTAGAATAACTATCAGAAGCTTTATCTGCTTGCTTATCAGCCTTTTTAACATATCTACTCAAAGTATTTGGTGAAAGCTCGTCGATCTGTCTAACTTCTTCAGCAACCTTCTTAGCAGTAGCAGTAGCGATCGCCATCTTCTTACCCATGTCCATGCCTGGATTATCGCGTTCCATTGCCTTAGCAATCTCTTCACGTTTTTTTATTTCAGCCGGAGTAAGTTTCTTTTCTTCAACAGATTCTTTCTTAGATGTCTTTTGTGCATCTTTAAAGTCTTGGGCTGTTGGTCGATCAGGGTGTCCAGGAGGATTAGGCTTTTCCCCGCGCTTGCGCTTGGCGTGGATATTATCCCACAAGCCTTTTTTCTCATCTAGTTTTGCTTTAAAGTTTTTAAAATCATTCATTTGGCTTGGTCTCTTTATTTTTAATTTTAACGCTTTTAAGTCTGGCCGCATCCATCATTCTATCATGGCGAACTGCATCTGCCTTCTTTTCCCTATTTATTCTTTTTTTAGCTAGGTCAATAGCAGCGCTTTCGTCAAACTCTTTGAAGCTAATTTTCTTTTTCTTTTCACCAGGCGTTTTTTCCTTAGCCTTTTCAGAAGATTCAGGCGTACCCCAATCAGGCTTATCAGCATACATGCTTTTTGTATTATCGACGGCCTCGCTCAAATTTACAGAGAATGGAGCGACCTGGTATTCTACAGCAGGCTGATCTACCTTTTCAACAGCATCAAGCCATTTGCGATACTTATTAGCCTTTGATTCAATAATAACGTAGTTAGATCCTAGCTGTTTTACGATTCCAAGTTCACCGTTTTCTTTAATAACAACTTGATCACCAATATCGAAAAGCTTTCCATCAATGTATGATTCTCTTAGGTCAGATACTGGGGCTAATTCAACATGTCGTTTAAAACTTTTTTCTTCTTTAAGTCCCAAGCCCTTACGGACAGAATTAAAAAGCGCCTTCGAATCTGAGTTCGAAAACGCTTTAGGTAGACCTTGAGAAAATGATGTAAAATCATTATCGGATGCTGCGCTGCGCATTTTAGAAGCACTCATACCTTCTGCGCCGTCAGCATCTGGATCACGCTCGCCAGCCGAAATAACTTTAATATCCATAAAGTTATATAGACCATGACGACCCTTTTTGCCGTTATACGTGTTCAGAAGAGCATCAAATTCATTGACTCGATCTGATCCAACAACCATAACAACTTTTCTAAATCCTTCATCGTAAAGTGAAGTTGTAATATCCATTATGTTTTTAATTTTGTTGTTCATAAGGATATTACGCGCATGACGTGGAAACATCTTACGCGCTGCTTTAACTTTTTCTTTGTATGTCAGTGGGTTCTTTTTAGAATCGATCGATTGAGACAAATACATTCTATATGGATTTTTGCCTGCAGATGAAGCCAATTTGTCTAGCAGTTTTTCATGACCAATAGTAGGTGGATTCATTCTCCCGAAGGAGAAGAAAACCGTTTTTTCTTCTTCAACTAAGTACTGCTTAAATGATCCAATCATTTTGCGCGCTTTCTTTCCATTTCTTTTTTACGAACGTCTTTAATCATTTTCTTAGACATACGATCAATTCGAGTCTTAAAAGCTGGACTATTTAAGCGCTTCTCGATCTCAGCTTTTCGTTGCGGAGTCAAGTCATCTTTTGAAATATTTTTAATTAATCTTTTGTATGTCGCCAGATATGCCGAACGTCTTGCACGCTTCTTGAGCGTGTCGTTACTCGCAAATCTACGAGCTGCGCGGCTTCTTCCAAGAGCAATCTTCGCCTTATTGCGGCGCATATCACGGCCTTTTTTAAGACGCGACTGAACTGATAGAGCTTCATCAACTTCAGTTGATTCAGAAGCAAGCTGATGTACCATGATGGTGTGCGTTCCATCTTGATTTTTTATTTTAACATTTTTAGTTTTATAACCCGGGCCAACATTCTTAGAATGTTTACCTTTGTCAATATAATCACTGACCGGATTTTCATGTGAGGGATCATTTGCCTCACCAATTGGACCACCTTCACCAACACCAATTGTGCGTTTACGGCGAAGGGCTCTATAGTTTGTAAGTTCGTCCTCTCCTGGACGGTATTCTATTCCCATAGGGAACATGTCTTTAAATCTTAGCATCGGTTTATCCCATTAACGGCTGGGCTTATCCCAACCTTTTAAAATTTCAGGCGAAAAGTTGTTGTATGAAAATTCCATTCTATCAACAATCTTTACCGCGTCACCACCAAGTTTATCAATCGCTACATAACCCTCAGGGCCAGTTGTCTTATAACCATTACGAGTCTTAACAAAATGTTTAGTTTTTGATAATCTATTAAGTATATTTATGAGTTTTAATTTCGCTAAAACTATTACTCTTTGGAGTTCAAAGACTTTTTCGAGCGACTTTTTGTTTTCGGCGCTGAAGAAGGCAAGGAAGTCGTCACGCTTTTTGGCTTTGCCGATCTTGCCTTTCTCGGTTTTGAGGGCGTCGATTTCTTTTTGGTATCTTCCTCTGATCCAACGGATAAGCCCATCGGTGTGGGTTCTGGGATCGGGGATGGTTCCGGCTCTGACAAAACTGTTGTTGTAGGTTTCGATGGTTTGGGCGAGGTCTCGGTTGGCTTCGAGTGCTCGTAATGTGTTCCCAGCAATTTGGTTAAATATACTGCCAGCTGTTGAAAGATATTCATTTACTTCCTCCGTTTCTTGTGAAGTCATTGTTAAATTAGTCATATCGCGTAACATCGCATCTTGCGACCATACGGCTTTGGATTTTTTAAATCTACTTATATCTACCCCATACGAGGCGCGCATAGATTCGAAGCTTGAGCCAGTGTAAGTGGTGTGCCAGACAATACCGATTTTTGCAGATAGAACGTCACGAGCGCTAGGTGAATCGGCAGGGATAGCATATACAATTGTATTGGGGTGAAAGGTAACATATTTGTCTCCTTCTATGGTGTTTGTGGACAGATCTCCGGGACCAAAAAGAAAGTCTCCTTGAACCACACCCCTGATTCCCAGCTCTGGCAAGTAGCGTAATGCCAGTTTGAGCTTATCTGCAAGATCACCAGAAGTATCAGCATCAACATCAGCTGCAGATTTATAGACTTTAGGGTTTTTGTTGAAAATGCCTTTTTTGGCAACGAAAAATTTATCGTCACTCGGATCAATACCAGCAAAAATAGCAGGAGCGCCGTCCCATTTAACACTGACGTTTCCAGCATGAGTTCCTTTCAGCATATCTCTGAGAGAACGTAATGCTAAGATTGCCTCTCTAGTTCCTTTAACCCCACCGTACAGGACTTTGTCCTCGATGTGAGTCATATGTGTATTCTTTTGTTCGGTTATATATGAGCTAAAATTTTCCATTATCTTACCTCGATCCAGCCAAGTGATGCCCATCCAGATTTATTTGAACCGGTTGATGCAATGGCAATAAGAAATACTGTTGAAGTATCACCAAGAGTTGTAGTAGTTTTTCGTTGAATCTGTGTAATACTTCTTTCAGGAAAAAGTGTAGATTCTCCCATATTACCAGAACTAATAAATTTAGTGTCTACGATTTCGCCGCCCGTAAAACTTGTTGCTGTAATGTTGTATTCTATTGGGGATTCTGCGGAATAACTTACCCATGTCCCACCTGTTAAAGTTACATCTTCTAAAACTCTAATGAATACGCTGGTGTTATCTAACGTAGCGCCTGAAAAAACGTCTGGAATGATAACTGAATTTAGACTGTCTGACTTTAAACGAATAGCAACAATAGGATAGAATGTATTAGAGTTAATAAGAGTCTTACCTGTTATAGCACTAGAAATACTTCTTTGACGTCCTAAAAGAGTTGTAGTTCCTTCTGTCGAAAATGAGTGTGACCCTTGGTAGAAGGTGTGGGTTCCAGCTGCCCCTGTTACATTTGTCAACTCAATTCTTATAGGAAGTGTGGCTGTTGAAGCCCATGTAGTACCAATAACGTTTGCATGATTAAATTGATGAACTGGAATCTTATTGTTTCCAATCACAAAGTTAAATTCAACCTGACCTGCACCATACCATTCATATTCAATAACCATCAGTTGAATGTTGTTAGGGTCAGCTACGATACCAGTTGGTCCTGTTCCGTCCAGTTTATCTACGTTCCAGTTTTCACGAGCCACGCGGGCTTCAACCACACCGCCAGCAGTATTTCTACGGCACACAACATAATATGTACCATCACCACCATCTTCGAAATATGCTCCATCATTTTCATCAAAGAGACCAAAACGACGACGAACACCCGTAGTTGGTGTCCCAAAAATAGCTGTTATCGAAACTTCGCTTTGGCGACCAGGTATGTATCTCTGAACACGTTTGGTTTGGCGAATAACTTCATCACCCGCATCAGAACCGACTTCTAATCTAACCATACCAAGATATGGTTCATGAGTTGATGATGCAGTTCCAGTTACCTTTTCATCCCAAATACGAGTATCTTTGCCTGTTTTAAATGTGCCATAGTCTGTAACTTCAAACGTGGAAACTTTACGGCGGTTTTTAGAAGTGTGCTGGACAGTATCATCATCTACAGTAACAACCTGCTTACCCCATGGATTTACTGTTGTAACAAACTCCCCATCACTATGAGCCAGAAGATTAACCTCATAAATGTCATCGTTTTTCTGGGGCCTTTGTTTACTGTCTCGACTTTTGCTATACTGTGCCATTATTGTTTTACCTTCATCTTGAATCCTAGTTTGTTACCAGCGGTATATCCTGCCCAGGCAAACTCAAACTCTGCGTCTCTAAAGTAATTACTTTGAAATGTGATGCCTGTTTTACGAACATCAACATTTACCTGGATCAAAGTAACTTGTCTGGCAATACGGATTAACGATTCTTTTATTTCTTTATCACTATTTAAAATTTTCCAGATTGATTCTCCCAGCGGTGATATAATCAAGCGGAGCTTATCTTGACCCTGCTTCACACCTTCTGTTAGATTCATATTTAGGACCTTCCAGAAAGGACCCAGTAGTTGGATCAGCTCATCGTTAGTTTTATCATCCGTAAACTTTTTAAGAGAAGCTAGATCCATATCCTTAACTTTGATACCGGTAATCTCACTAAGTTTTTGTATAGCATCTGTTTCACGGTACTTATGCAGCTGGATCATCTGCTCTTTCATCGGTAGCTCATTGACCATCTTAAAGATCTGTAAGGATGGTTCTTTATCTAAGTCTACCGTATTAGCTTTTTTGGCCCTATTTTCAATAGCGTTAATAATATTCTGAATAGTTACCTTACCGCCGCCGCCAGACTTAACAGAAATTGGGTAGTGTACGCCAAAGCGAATCCCGTATATGTCGATCAGAGGCTCATTACTAGCAGTCGGAAAAAAGGACTTTTTAAAGTTTAACTTCTTCATAGCCCAAAGAGCACTTAGAAGTTCGCCATAGTCTGCAGATACTTTAGCAAGATCTTTCGCAGAAAATGTGACTTTTACAGAAGGATTGTCATCACCTTTCATAGCTGCATATGCAAGATCCATTAGTTGATCAGCAATTTCTGCATCATATCTCTTATATAAAACCTCCTTGAGCTGACGGATCATTTCGCCTTCAGCCAATGTCTTACCGGCAAATCCTAAATTGTCAGGGCTGAGATCTTTATTATTAAAAAGTAAAGGTCCGCCTTTTGCTGCACCAATGTAATTATTTACGTATGGTATCATAGTTCCATATGGTACGTTAGAGCCTAGATCAGCAGTGGCGATCAACACATAAGTCTCAAACTTATCGGAAATAGAAGGCCCTGGATAGTCTACAATTTCTAAATTATATTTCTTAAAATATGTATCGAACTGTGATGGATCTAGAGCAAACCGAATATGATAACCCTTACGGGAAGATTCCCCCATCTTAACACCACTTAAGGTTCTCTTAAGATAGGATTTAAATTCCCTTTGGTTTTTTGTATTAATATCACGTACAGTTTTTAGCATAAGTCTCTCGTTCGTTTCTTCTATTTATATAAAAAAATGGCCGAGCTTTTGCCCGGCCCAGTTGGAGACAACTAATGAATTTTTTAATAGTCTAAGGATGCGTTCCGGTTATAGACATATACGTCTGCTGTTTCGGAAAACTTAAGAGGAAGAGATTGATGGTAACGGTAGACACCCATGCGATGCCCACGCCCTTGAAGCTTGACGTACTTACGAGTAGTCTGACCACGCTCTTTATAGAAAGCGTTAGCTTCACGAACGGCTTTGCGGATAGCTTTGATCCACTCTTGGTCGCCAGGATCTTTCAGGTTAACAGTAGCGATGTACGAATCGGTGCGGTTTTCGTTGATGATCATGTGGTGTCCTCCGTTTGATATATCTAATATAATGTATCCGAGGAGGAATGTAAACCCCCTCGGATGATTTTTTTAGAGGAATTCTTGAATTTTTTCGATGGATTCGGGAGATCCGGAGACGGTGATTTCTGGATTTCCGCCGCCGGGTCCAAAGGTAATGTAAGATTCAAGTTTCAGATTGTGTTCGTCGAGAAGTTTGAAGAAGTCTTGAATAGGGCAGTCCCAAGCGCAATCGAAGGTGTAAGTCATGATGTAGTCTCCTTTGTTACTTAACCTTTATACGCTAAAAAAAGGGGTTGTAAACCCCCTTTTTCATTTTATTTAAATTTTTTGGAGATATTGGTAGCGGATGTATCTCCTTATCAACACAACCTCATATACTAAAAAAGAGGAGCTGTAAACTCCCCTTTTTCATCTTTATTAAAAGAATTATACACCTAGAATTCTTGCTACTTCATGTTTGTTATCATTTGGAAGTGATTTGCCTGACATAATATGCTCTACAATTTGTTCAAAGTAAAATGCAGCATCTCCATGGCCATTTTCATCCAAGACAGCGGCACAATCTCTAAAGAACAGCTTGAGCTTCATATCTGCCATGCCATCACCAAGAGCTGCTCGGTGAGATTTACCTGTACGCTGATTCATTCCAACCATTCCTTTCTAGCATATTCAAAAAGCTTTCGAATTGATCTTCGTTAAGCTCTAGTTTCTTACCAGGAATAGTTCCATTTGAATATTCCTGAACTCGGCCGCCGTACATATGTTTCGATACATAGTAGACATGATCTTGATTTGGGTGTGTATATTTCATAATATATCCATAGTATCATAAAGGAGGGGAGCTGTAAACTCCCCTCTAAGTTTTAAGCCGCTAGAGCGTATTCTACAGCCTTTTCTGCAGCTTTGATTTTGCGGAGTTGGTTAGACCCAAACCACTGGCTATGGAGGCGGTTATCAGCATTACGACCTTGAAGGTGATCAGTTACATATGTAACCGAGTTAAATGCTTGCCACCATGAACCTTCGGCAAACTCTGCACCTGGCTGTGTTTCGAGAACGCTATATGCCTGCTTTGCCATGCGAGAGATAGTATCAGCGTTTACTTCCTCTTGCTTTGTTTGACCAGATGTAAGTGGGAACACTTCATTGTAATACTGCATCAGAGAGTCAACAGAAAATCGCTTTTGTCCGAGGAACTGAGCCAGTTCTTTGTACTTAGCAAATTTCTCATGAGCAATACCCATAGTAGCCTTGACAGTATCAGCATCAAACGCAGTGCGGTGACCAACTTTTACGGCACGTTGTGCTTGTGAGTTAAGAGCAAATGTCAGAGTATTGTTGCATACTACTCGAATTGGCGTAAAACGGATATCGATTGACTTGCCATAAACATGTGGATTGCTAAAAAGCATATATGAGTCAACTTGATCTCCACCAAAGAGGTCAAATGATTCTTTTACTTTAGCAAGAGCCCAAACATAGTTACCGCCTTTAAGCGATCCTGCGGTATGCATTTCCATATCACCCGCAAGAACGTACTCATTGAAAAATTCAAAAGCTTGTTCATTTTGAACAGGGTTCCAGTTTTCACCGACGTTGGTCAGGATTTTACCGTCAGTTTCACGCACAAGCGACTTCTGACCAGTTTTACGCTTTTCACCATTATACTCGATGAAAGACTCAACTTCCTGAACGCGCCAGTCAACACCGGCAGCTTTCATCATCTGACCTGGAGTCAGATCATTCGAAACCAAAGTACCAAGACCGTGCCAAGGTACATCACCAACATAAGCCATTTGAGCTTTACCGTCAACAAATTCAAGTTCATGTGCCATAATATATTCTCCTTATACCAGTTCGAAGCACTCACGTGCCACCATATTGAATTCACGCTTGGAGCATTCCGAAAAGTCCAAACCCCAGCATTCCATTTCGTACTGAACTTTTGCAGCAGTTTCAAGGTCAATCTTAAGAAGTTCTGCGATTTGACGAGTGTACATGTTCATAGTGTTTGTCTCCATTTCATATGATTACAATACGCCATATGAAATCATTTGTAAACAGTTAAATGTGCTTTTTGTAAAAAATATTTTGTTCTTTTTCACGATCATCCAGTTCATAATGACTTCTATATTGGTTGTTTGCCCTGATGACTTCACCTAAAATGCTGAGGTTATCAAACCCAAAATCCCAGATTGCATATGTGTCTTTTGGGAAACAACTTCCACCGTAACCTTTTTTCCCATCAAATCCAGGTACTTTAGTATGTGAAGGGCCAATCCGCGGGTCTTTAGCTATAGCACTAGCCACTACATTGTATCTTCCACCGATTGATTCTACCATATCTTTCCATTGATTGAACCATACAACTTTAGAAGCTAGAAATGAGTTAATGCCATATTTTACGAGACTTGCTTCTGCAGGTGTCATGAAATATGCTTTAGCGGGATTACAATTTGAGTTATAATTATAAAGGTTTTCAACTTTCTTACATACTTCAATATCTCCACCCAGAATATGGAATTCAGGATTCAAAAACTCATCATAGGAATTACGTTCAGTCAAAAATTCTGGGTTATATACAAAACGCTTATATCTGGTAAACTCTTCAGCCAGATCAGGCGTAATAGTCGATTTAATTACTACCATACCACTTGGAAATTGTTCAAGCTTTAGAATTACTTCCCTAATGATGTTGGCATCAATCCCGGAGGAATCATTCCCCATTGGGGTAGGCACACATACAAAAGTAACATCTGGGACATATGCTTCCAAATCATCCATATCGTGAAAGCCTTTATAAGGATCCACGATCATAATATCGTTAGATGTGTTTTTAAACCCAAACTCTACAGCTTTACCTACAAACCCATAACCAATAATTGCAATCTTAGTTAGCTTATTCATTAATGTTTGCCTTCGCTAAAATTACTTACAAGTCTATCACCAGACACGGCTCGACGTTTTACTTCATTAACTGAAATTCCATATTTTTTAGAAACAGATTCATAGATCAATTCGATAGCGTCTTTAGTTGTCATAATATATTCCTCAGATATAAAATTTGCTTTGATCGATTACGTTATCAAAATGATAACCAAAAATAGCTACTCTACGTGGAATTTCACCGGTCACTACGCGATGGTTCCAACCGGTATTAATAAACCAAAGATCGCCTATTTCCATTTGAAAACTATGAATAGTTCCATCTCGTCCTCTAAACTCAAATACTGAATCGTTTTCATTCAAGCAAATTTGGGCTCTACACATATAGCTTGTACAGCTATCGATATGCCAATTTAGTTGATGCGCATTACTCATTTCACTCATTCTGAAACGATAAATGTTTGTGAAATATGATTCTAGAAATTGTTTAGCTTTTACTTCTTTAGTCCAATATGTATAACGATATTCATCAACATCGACTCCAATCTCTTCAGGAGGTTTTGTTTGAACTAACAGCTGACGATATCCGCTCGTATCAAAAACTTGCTTATAGTCGATAGCTTGACTAATTCCATATACATCCCCACCGATATCGTTTTGGGGTTCTGCATCTAGAATTTCGTTAAGTTCATCGACCATGAACTGAGGAACTTTACCGAGCTTCTCAAAGAATTTGAGTTGGTGACGTTTTGGCCCAGTTCCACCTACCCTCATTCTTTTGGTAGTTTCGATGAGGTATTTCTTATCCATGTAAAATCCTATACGTTTCAATTTCCATTTTACTCAGCTTTGGCTGCTTACCATTATATACTATATTTTGATAACAATCCGGATCGCAAACCGGTTCACATGTTTGGAACATACCATCAGGCACAACCCATCTTAAGCCACTCCTATATTCTATCTTGTTTTTGAACCTTTGTATACTGTTTTTTCTCTTTAATCCTTGCATAGAGACAAAAACTGTATCCCATTGTTTAAGATAATCCATTTGAGCAAGTGCTAGGTGCTGTGATGGGCTAAATACCATATCGTTTTTAGGATGAGTGAATCTGCGATAATCCCTGTAAATATAAGTTCTAGTGCAGATCCTATAGCAACCTTCGTAGTATTTTTGAATAGTAGCAAATGCAACGGGTCTATCTTCATCATATAAGAAAAACCAATCTAAAAACTTATTATCTTTATAAGTATTTGGAAGGTTATCGAACCAATCAGAGTTTTTCTTATCATATATGTAAGACTCGTTCTTTAAACGAGCTAACTCTTTTATAAAGTTATCTTCTCCGTATTCCTTAAGTGTTATTACTTTCGGATCAATCGAATAAACCAAGCCGCTGGGTCCCATTCGTACCACCTCTTTCCAATTTGCCAATCCATTGGCTTTGCATGATGATTAGCGTGCCATCCTTCACCGCCAGTCAAAATGTTAGCTATCCAAGAATTAGAAACATTTTCATGTCGGTGGCACAATGTATTTAGCAATCCAAATCCTATATAACCATAAACCATAGGTGCAATTAATAACACTAGAAACCATTCAAATGGCAGAAAGGTGAGGCCAAATAAGAATGTGCAGAAACGAATATCTCTATGATTTTTATGAAACCACATTACTCGTTTGTTTTTGAGTAAGTCAGTTACGTGTCTTGGACGAATAGCCGGAACTTTAAACGTAGAAGTCAATACTCTCCAAACGGGTTGATACTTGGGCGAGTGAGGGTCTTTTTCAGTATCCGAGTGATTATGATGCAGCCTATGTACACCAACCCAACCAAGTACCGAGCCAGAGCCTGATAATGGCCCTAAAGAAAGAACTAGATATTCATACCAGACAGGAGCTTTAAACGATCTGTGCGAAAAGTATCTATGATATCCAGCTGAAATTACCGCTGAAGATAAAAAGAACCACCAAATAAAACTACTTATCAAATAAACCATTGCAATTGCTTTCTATATAATTTGCAAACCCAATTTGACCAAGTGCGTTAGGATGGCGGTCTGATTTTGATATCCTAACATCGTCGCCATCCCCTAATATATGATCCAAGTTAAATCCACCGATCATCTTATGGAATGGGAATCCTATAATATTTTTATTATTTTTAATATCTTTGAAATATGGATTAAGCATAATATCTGAAAAAAAGCTATCTAGTTTGTAATTAATCGGATTTTTTATATTAGGTAAAAAATCCAAATTAGTGAGAAGTCCTATAGGAAATCCGGCAACACCTTGATAAAACGCGTATGGTATTTTTTTATCTTTTAATATATTTGCCAGCAAAAACATATACCTAAATGTATCATTAACTACGCTTTTTACCCATAAATCTATAGTATATTTTGGATTATAGAAAAAATCTCTATAGTCTACTTCATACTGATAAATTTCTTTATACATGGAATGATCATCACGTAAAAGATCTACAGCAGAAGCTAAGGGAAAATGTTGTATGTGGGCCATTGTCTGAAATCTATCCCAACCACTCCAGACTACCACAACTTTTTTAACATTTTTATTAACATGAAGCTCGTCTACTATAGAATCGAATATTTGCTTATTACCTATACCACTAATAGCTTTATTAATGACGGATAAATTATGCCGATCTGCAATAATTTCGGGCCACATCTTCCAACCTTTAGCTTTTTCATCAGGCAAAGATTTGTCATAACTAACAAAGTTTGGATCAGTATAAGAACACCCTGATACCAGCAGTATATCTTTTTTCATAAATAAAGATCCTTATATCTCTTAATAAATTCTTTTGAAATTAATATTTGTCCAGCAGCATTAGGGTGTCTATCACGAATAGAAATATAATATTCTTCTTTATTATATCTCATATCATCAAATGAATATCCACCGATTTCTTTCATCATTGGCCAACCGATAAAGTGTTTTTTCCTTTTGTCGACTTCGGAAAATATGGAATTGTTAGTTAAAATTTTAACCACTTCTGCTGGTGATATTGCACACTTTTCAGGCAACTGTTGATTTTCAACCTGTTTATTAATTGAAAAATAATCAAAATATATTAAACCTCCGAACATAACAAATTTGATATTACGTTTTTCACATATTTCCATAATAGCAAACATTTTTCTAATTGGATTGAGAATCATAGATTTATAGGCCTTAGTGCTTAAAAAATGATCACTTTTAAAATATTTTTGGCTTATTTTACCAACCCCAATGTCGTCCATCCACGGGAATGGATCGTAGTTTCCATTGATGGTGTTACACTCTACAATAGGATTAAGCGTAAAATTAAAAAATGGAAGTCTATCAGAAGTAGACCATAAAATAGCTACAGTATCGACCCTATCGCCGTATGTACTTAATCCTTCTAAAATTGTATCGAATATATGATCCGCGCCGGCGCCGGACTGGCCTTTATTCACGCATTCTAAACCCAATTCTTTTGCCATAAGCTCTGGCCACATTTCCCAATCTCTTTTGATTGTGGGGTCGTTTGATCTATAATGCGTATCAGTATATGAACAACCCGACGCAAGTAATATTTTTTTAGCCATTATTTTTCTCGTATCTTTTCATCAAAATACTTTTACATTATATTTTCTTTGAAATTCTATGCCATCAGCTTCATCATTGACCATAGGTTTGCCTTTGATATTTAGACTTGTATTAAGTAGCATAGGAACACCAGTCAATTCATAAAACTCTTCAATAATAGGACGAATAACAGATCCACAATCTTTCTTTACAACCTGAACCCTTGCGCTGCCATCAACATGAGTAACTGAACTATAGTCATGCTTTGCTTGTGCTACAAACTGCATATATTCGTTCATCGGTCCTTCGAAATATTCAGAAGCAAATTCTTCCAAGATTGCAGGTGCAAAGGGTCGAAAGAGTTGTCGGCGCTTAATCTGGTTAACAGTGTCTTTAATATCTCTTCGAGGGTCAGCAAGCAAGCTACGATTGCCAAGGGCGCGAGGGCCAAACTCAGCACGGCCATTAGCAACCCCGCAATAAGAATTATCAACAATATGTTGAGCAACCTCTTTAGAATTGATGTTACGTTTGATATTGTATCCAAGATACGGATTTTTCCATTTCAATTTCTTACCAAGAGCTAATGCTGCAGCACCGAGTGATGAACCAGCATCACCTGGGTTTGGCATAATCCAAATGTTCTTACCTTTAATCTTACTGTTAGCTGCACAGTTAAGCGCGCATCCACCCATATACACTAAGTTAGGATGTTTACAGTACTTATCAATGATCTTAAGTAATTCTTTTTCAAACGTAGCTTGGGCTGATGCAGCTAGGTCTTCGTTCTTTGCATTCGGCAAATAGTCGCCAATGCCTTTATGATTATTGCGATGTAGTAGTTCAGACATATCATAGATAGGTTCGCCATACGCAGCCATGCCCATAAGAATATATTCGTCTTCATTAGGTTTTAATCCGACACGTTGTGTGACCGCAGAATAAAATAGACCAAGAGAGTACGGATACTTCCAGCTTTTGATCTTTCTCATCTGCGCGTGATTATAATGATCCGTCCAAGCTTCCCATACAGAAATTGTATCCCATTCTCCAATGGAATCAATAACTAATACATTAGCTTTATCAAACGGAGATGTATGGAATCCAGCTGCAGCATGTGACTGATGGTGATAGAATGTTTTCTTTTTACACATATCAAAGCACCAATCACATTTATATGATTTTATGGCTTCTTGTCCGAATAGAACTCTTCGAGTATTCTTAAGCCAATTCTTTTCATAATATGCGTATAGATCATGATCAAAATACTGATCAGGATGAATCCTAGGGTCATTCTTAATCTTAGAATACCGCTCAGAATGACCAGCATATAAGATCTCACCTTTATCCACTAATGCAACACCTGCATCATGGAAACCTTCACTAACACCCAAAATTCTCATAGTATACTACCCATTGATAAAAGAATCTTTTATATTATACCACTATATACCCATTTGTAAACAGTTAATTGTTCAATGGGTTATCTAATGCTTCCTGTAAGACTTCTTTTATATCTTTATCAAGCTGTCTCATATCAGTATCTATACGAGTTTCCGTCTCACGCATTGTGTCACGAACATCTTTTTCTGACTCTCTAATAGTCTTTTCTACTTCTCGTATAGATGCTGTTACATCTTTTTGTACCTGATTCATTTCAGTGCGAATACCTTCAAGCGTTTGTTCAATATTATCTTGGGCATCTTTAACGCGATTTTCAGATTCGTCTACTTTATCTTCCATGCGATCTACTGCTTGTTCAAGCTTAAGTAAATCATCACGCAAGCCATCTTTAATATCGCGAGTATAGTCAATTGCTCCGTCAAGTTTTGTTTGCACTAATGCATTCTCTGCTTTAATTTTATCTATGTCGATATTCTGTACGACTTCTTTCATATCAACATAGTCTTTATAGAACTCAAAACCACCCCACAAAGCTCCACCTGCAGTAGACAGCGCCGTTAGTACAACCGCCATCTTACCACCTCGAAAAGTCATTCCGCCAAATTCAAACTCTGCCATGTTCTTTCCTTACTTAGGTTTTGAAGCTGAGCTTTTAGCATATGCTTGTGAGCCAAAGAATGCTGCCACGATACCAGCAACCGAAACAAAGTATGTTGCTGCCATATTGCCTAATATTTGACCAGCCGAGTCAAGTCCCACCATGTAAGCAAGAACAACAGCAAATGGATATAGTAATAGTCCGCCTAGAGCAAACCATGTCATGTTTCTTTGGGCATCACGCATAGCATCAGCATCTTCAAGTTCCTTTCGTTTGAACTCAAGATACATTGCTTCTTCTTCAGCAGACACATGACCGTCTCCGTTGGTGTCAGCCGGATGATATTCTTTTGCGACCTTTGTTTCCTCAGTCATTACTTCTCACCTTTCAACAGTGTCCAAGCGCCGTATGCGATCATGCCATACGCGATAAGATTAAGGGGTGCTAGGATCATAGCGATACCACATCCGATCAACACTACGCCATCCAGAGACGTTCTTTCTACTAATCTACTTTTTATCCAGTTCATTGATTCTTGCCTCCAATTCATCTATTTTCTTTGTTATCTTTGGGTATTTCTTTCTCCATGCATCTTCAGGTTGTTCTAACCAAGTTAGTCCCCAACGATCCACGAGATAATCCACTGCTCTATCGAATTGAGCATATCCCCATAACCCGATTCGTGTAGTGCTAAGATAAGCCAATACCATAGCACCAGCAATACTGCCAGCAATGCTTGTATAGATCCATAATCTGTCACTAGCCATCCTTTCTACCATATCCCAAATCATTTGTCAGCCGCCTGTACTTCCGCAGGATCAACTACACCTTCTTGCATTAGTCTGTTACGGTTTGCAAGGTGAGCAATTTCAACATCTGCTTTGTTTTGACCGTGATATGGAACAGCGTGTCCTTCTTCAATCAGCACTTTAGATACAGTAGTGTCACCGCATTTAAAGTCACCGAGCACACGACCAAACTTACCCTTCATGTCTTCACCATTCTTATCATCGAATGTGATTAGGATTGCTTCTTTTTCTAATAGCTGCTTCAATCTATTCTTTGATACAAGTCCAAAGATCTTCTCAACTTTATTTGACGTACGTGATTCTGGGGTGTCGATGCCAACTATTCGTACGCGCTCGTCCGTGAGCACGATACCGAACCCAAGATCAATATCCACGTCTACAGTGTCGCCGTCGACGATCTTTAAAACTTTTACTTTATACTCGTTAGGCATTATTCTTTCTCCAAGTATTTTATATAATTGGACATGCCGTGATCACGGGCGCCATCAAATGGTTGTTTATTTTTCCAAGCAGCGCGACGTCCTCTGAAACCGTCTTTGAATCTCTGCCATGATGTCATTTTACGGATGTTACCGTAGAAATTAATATATTGAAGCTCTCCATGATGTCTATAACCAAGAAAAGCAAATGGAACCTTTGGAACAATATCATTATTATTAACATGCCTGTAATGCTTGCATGTAATATTCTTAACGAACTTTTTAGTTCCCACTCTAGGTGATCCATATGTGTACAACGCATGTGGATTTAGTCGAGAAGCCGCAATAGTTGCCATTGCGCCGCCTAACGAATGTCCACAGATGTATAGTTTACGGGAACCAAGTTTGTCACCCATAACTTTTAAAACATCTTGCCATACTTTTTCTAATTCAGTTTGAAATCCGTTGTGTACCCAACCACCAACTTGGGCTCGGTCTGGGAATGCGTTGAGATCTGCTTTAATATCAGAAAACTCGCCCGGTTCTGTGCCACGGAAAGCAAGAACCATTTCAGTTTTGTTCCAGCACACATGTACCTGTGCGCAGTCAATGTCGATGAACTTATGATAGGTGTAGCCTAACTTTTTAAAATTAGGTTTGGCTTCTTTACCATCTTTATACGCAAGCTCTGCCATATGGGCAAAGTGTGCTGAGCGATCTATAGTCATGTCTAACCCTTTGTTTGGTTTCCATGATATATGTCACTATTTTAATAATTAATTTTCAAATTGTAATTCTCTAAGTTGTTTTAACTCTGCTTCGAGTTTTAAAACTTCGAGTTGTTTCTTTTTTAGTTCTAATTCATATAGTCTATTACAATCAATTCTACTCTTAACTCTTTTGCCAAGAGGTATGACAATTCTGGCATAGACTCCAACATCACCGGGCGTATCATTTCCAAAGGCTCCGCCTTGTTCAACAGTACCAGTCACGCCAAATTCCATATTAGTTGCTGACCCAATAGCATTTGAGCAATCAAGTTCTCCGGCCCTAAACTTATCAGATTGATAGTTTTGTGGCATTGAAGGTAAGCCTAAACTTATTGAACTTGAATCACCATATGCGCATGTTGCCATTAACATAAAAATAATAAAATATCTCACATTTTTGCCTCACTTTATTTTCGAACATATTTTAGAGGATACTCCTGTAGTTCGAACATTGTCCTTTTCTAATTTAGATAAGGTGCAAATATAGGTAGCATCATCTAAATCACTATTGCGGATATAAACCTCAAAGGTCTTTTTTCCTAAATACTCTAACTTTATAATCTTTTCTTCTGAAGCAAACGCAATTGGCTTCCATTCACTCGTAAACACACCAATCTCATAATATCTAACATCATCTCTTCTATTAAATAATTTCATACTTGTTACTGACACGCCTGATATATAAGACGGTTTCATAGTAGGATAAGCTGGAACCATCTCATGAGCATTTGCTGCACCAGACAGCCCCAACAATATCCCTATCACATACTTCATATTACTTTGCGATACATTCGGCTTCTACGATAGCAGTATAGTTACCGCCTGGAAGAGCCTGATTATATCCGTATTCGGCAGAGGATTCAATAGTGAACCATGTGCTACCGGCAATTGTCATATCGTATTCGGTTGTGCTATCGTATACGACTTTATTTGTTTCATATGCTGACATTAATGGATCTGTAACTTTATCTACCGCAACAGTACCAGTCCAGTTAACAACATCATTCAAAGTTGGTGATGATGAGAATGATGTCGGGTACGAGATTTTTGCGATATAGCTATCAGCTAATGAAACATCGTAGCGAATACGAGGAACAACGCCGCCATCTGCAGATGCAGTGCTTAGTTTGTCGGCGGTAGGGTTACCATATACGCCCTGAGTTTCAGTATGAACAGAACATTTAGACTGAACTGTGCCCGTAATATTAACATTTGCAAAGCTTGCAGATGCTAATAGCGAAAACGCCACTGTAAGTGTTTTTGTATTGAACATTTTAGTTCTCCGATTGTTTATCTTATTAATCATATTGTAAACGAACCATATCCCTATGCAATTGTTGACTTGCCAAATTGCTCAATGCTTTTCTGTTGTCGGGAATATCTTTATCTTCAAATGATAAAGAATCTTCGTATTTTCCTCCTTGAATAGTGACGCTATAATAAGGAGTAAATTGAATACTATTAGTTAATTGTGCCATAGCAGCTTGTTGCTGAGCTGCATCGCCGATCGATTCTGCAGCGCCTGTAATAGCTAACACCTCTTCCAACGATCTTTCTTCAGTTTCTTCTTCTTCGGTAATCACTTCTTCTTGAATTTCAGTTTCTTCAAGGTCGGTTTCTGCATTTTCTTCTAAATATCTTTGTACGAATTCATCATAATATGGATCATCATAATCAATAGTGCCTAAAAGCCCATTATCTAACAAATATTGATACATAGAATCAAAATATCCATCACAGCTTGGATCTAATAAAGGATTGTAACAAGTATCAAACTGATATGTGTATGATATATTGGCATCACTAATTGTGCCATCACCATTCACAAATATTTCCCCAGGCCCCCATCTATTACCTGGAATGTTAGTAATCATCGGATCAAAT